AATAGGATTTCCAGGCGATGGTAATGAAGTGTATCAAGTAGAAACATCGGATTGGCATCGAAAGAATCAAAACAAGATGTACAAACACAATGAAAACATTCCATTCTCAATGGTACCAGATCTTTCTATTTGGTTGCTACAAGAATATGATGTTAAAATGTCTTGGAATGAATATCAAGCAATTAAGATACATGATGGTATGTATGATGATTCTAATAAACCATATTTTGTCGCTCGTTCAGCTCAAGCTAAATTAAAAACAAATCTTCCTATTTTATTGCATCATGCCGACCATATGGCTGCTCAGATTGAATATGAACGATGGAGGAACCGCAACGCATCGACACCAAAGCCGGTTGCTGAAAAAAGCAAGGTAACTAAAAGTAACGGACTTAAAAACCTAGCAGAAAATAATCCAGATGTGGAAAAGACATTAACAGATATTTTTAGTGCATTTAACCAGGATTAATTATGTTGATTACATTTATAATACTATTTGTTATAGCATTAGGATCTGCAATATATATTGGATACCGGGCTTATTATCTAGCCGGTAAAATTGCCGATGCCTTAGAATACATTGAGGAATTAGAATTAACTAATGAATATATGTATGGTAAAATTGTGCAATCACACGATATCATGCAGCAAATAGACCGATTAGGTTCGTTTGAAGCAGAAGATGAAGCTGGCACTACATTCCAATTATTAAATGAAGTTATAACTGAACTTAAAGAACAATTTGATGGCACGACGCAAGAAGAAAAGTAATATTTATTTTACTAAGATAACAGATATTGCAATATCAGCATATAATAAAGCAGATAAACCTGTAACCCGAGAAAAAATATATCGTAGATTTATCTATCCAGCTTTCATGAAGTTAGCAGAAAACTTAATTAATAAAGTAAAACCTACTTATATTGATTCAAGTTTTTCTGATTTACAAACCGATTTAGTTACATTTTTAACTGAACGTTTAAATAAATTCAATCCAAATGCAGGTAAAGCATATTCATATTATACCAGAACTTCATTTAATTATTTAATTGCAGAAAATCAAAAAGCATATTCAAAACTTAAATCGGATATGCAAGAAATTGATATAGATGAACAGCGAAATATCATAACAGAAATTCATAACGATGAAATGCGCGAAACACTACATTATTTTATGAATGGTTATGTAGAATATTGTTATGATAACTTGAATTTTATATTTAATAATCCTGTAGATATTCATGTAGCTGATTCAGTATTACATATTTTCGAAACCAGAGAAAATATTGAAGATTTCAATAAAAAAGCATTGTATATTTTTATACGAGAGCGTACGGGTTTAGAAACAACTAACATTACCAGAGTTATAAAAGTATTGAAACAAATATACGAAGAAAAATTTTTAGCATATGAACGTAATAATTTCGTAAATCTCCCTTTTTAATATTTATTATTAAAGGATTTACGTTATGGACAAGAATGATGAATTATTTAAAGGTACCACATTCGCGGACCTAATGTCCGATGTGTATCATAATTCTAAAAAAAAAGATAGGCAAATCAATCAATTGATTGCTCAGTTACAACCACTAATTCGCAATGCATCAGATGCTACTATCATTGTACCTTTAATTAAAGAGTACTTAGATGTAGCTGTAAAGAATGATGATCATCTTGTTAAATTAACAGCAATCGTTCAGCGATATATTTCGACTAAACAGACAATATCTGGTGCTGATAGTTTATTATCAGAAGAAGAAAAAAATCAATTATTAAAAATTGCTGAAAAAACTTTATCTGATGAATTAACAGATGAGATTGATAATATTACACATGAAGATGAACTATTAAAACAAAAAATAGCTATAGCAAAAAGCAAAGTGGAAAAGGGTACGAATGAATAACATTCAATTTCACATTGGAGAAGTAGTAGCAGAACCTAGGGTTAAAACATACGAATATTCTGACAAAAATAATTTTCAAATATTTGTAAAAACATATACTGATTATTACAATCAAGAAGAAATACGAGCGATTCCTCTTAATTCTAATATAAAACAAATACCTAGAGTAGGGGAACATGTTTTATTAGTTAGTGGATTAGATGTAGAAAATGATTCACAAACCATGTATACGAAATGGTATTATGTTTCTACATTCTCGGTATTATCAGATGTTAATAGTGACTTTTTACAGGGAGTAGCAAAATATACAAATACATATACGCCGCCATCATCATTTATAGAACGAGAAGTTTCTTTTTTACAGCCATATGAAGGCGATAGTATTTTTGAAGGTCGTTTTGGAAATACTATTAGATTAGGTAGTACAATTGTAGGCGGCCAATATCAAAATCCTACATCCTGGAAAGGATTGAATTCAGGTGATCCGATAATAGTTATATCAAACGGAGCTCCATATAAAAAAAATTCATATATTGTAGAAAATCCAGAAACAGACCAATCATCTTTATATTTAACTAGCACACAGAATATACCTAGTTTACTATTAGGAGATAAAAATTCTAGAAATCCATTAAACTGTTTTTTACCTAATGAATCTAAATTTTCAAAATCACAGTTTATCGGAGTTGCAGACCGTATTATATTAAAAGCAAAAACTGACGTTGCAGTAATTGATTCTCCTACGGCAATTATTTTGAATACCACTGGCGATGTTAGAATTGGATCTGATGAAGCAGATCAATCCATGGTGCATGGCGATGTTTTACTTAATATTATACAATTATTAATTACGCAAATGTTATCTGGAGTACAGATTGGCGATACATATGCCCCATCTGGGGGGTATGCTAATAGCGGTACATATGCACAACAAGCACAAACGCTACTTAAAGATTTACTAAGTTCTACATATTTTATTAAGAAAAATACATATTAAGGAAAGTTATGGCATCTATAGTACCACCATTAGATTTTATACCAAAATTACCAGGTATTGGCGCTGAATTAGTTGGTGAACAATTAAATAAACAGCTAGATCAGTTTACGCAAATAGCATCACAAACTATACAAGATTCAGTAAAATTACCAATCGATTGTAAATGTGATGATCCTCGTATTAAAAAAATAAAAGAACAATTAGCAGAGGTACAAAAACAAATAACAACCATACAAGAAAATATTCCAAAAATACAACAAACAATTAATCAAGTTAAACAAGTTGTTAATACGGCACAAAGTATAAAAGCAACAATAGCAGCTGCTCAATTATCAAATCCAGTTACTGCTCCGTTATTTATAGCACAACAGTTAACTGCAATACAAGATGCTACTATAGTTAATGCAATCAATTCGTTATCACAATTTTCTACGTTGCCTACTCAACTTACAGGTCGTTTACAAACATTAGTTCCACCGCTTATATCGGCATTAACAAAAGTCGATAATGCATGTAGCGGTACCGGAGATACTACTTCATTAATAATTCCAGAATCATTGACTGATTTGAATTTAGATAATTATAATGATTTAGCTTCAAGTGAATTCTACAATGAATTAAATGTATCTGATGCAGATTTACGAGATCGATCCAACCAAATTGAATCGTTAATATCGAGACAACAAAATTTGTTAGAATCATTGCAAGAAGCTCCTAGTCAAGTTTATCAGGATCAAGGACTACCAGATTCTGAATTAGGAAAAACTGGAGATTATTATATAGATTTAACTACGAGTCAAATTTATGGACCTAAACTAACAGCAACAGATTGGGGACAGCCCATAAATTAATATTTACAATATTTATATAAAAAGTATAATATGGATTCAAAAACGTTGATAAAAGCACTTAAATTAGCAGTGCGAGATGTTATTAAAGAAGAATTAACTGATATTCTTCGCGAAGGGTTACAATCTACAATAACGGAAATGAAACAACCTAAAACGACATTACCAAAACAAAAAATTAATACTTCGACTACAGCAAAAAGACCGGTAAAATTCGAAGAAAACCGATGGGCATCTATACTAAATGAAACAGATCCGTTATCTGAACAAGCGCCATTAGCAATGAATAGTTTTAAAGATATGATGCACGAAGGAATGGAAGAAATTCGAATGTCTTCTAAAGATGCACAAGGATTTAGTTCAATGCGGCAGAATATGAAATCTGCAATGGGTTTAGCACCAGAAGTACCACAAGTAATGGAAGATCCGGAAACTGGTAAAACATATGAAGTAGCCCCAGAAGTGCAACAAGCATTAACTAGAGATTATTCGTCGTTAATGAAGGCAATAAATAAAAAGAAAGGTAATTAATGCCATATCAGGTAGCAAATATAAATCAAACTAGTAATCCAAACACGGCATTAGGAATCACATTACCTTTTAATGGCGCTAATGGGTTGTTTTCGTCTACCTACACAACACAACAACAAGCAATTAGCAATTTAAAAAATTTATTGTTAACTGTTAAAGGCGAACGTGTACAACATCCTAAATTTGGTACAGATTTAGTTAGATTGTTATTTGAGCCTAATACCGATGTTATAAAACAAAATGTAAATGAAGTTATAACAGAACCAGTTAGTCGGTGGTTACCATACATTAATATAATTGAAATTAAAACTATAACCGCTGAAGAAGATCCAAATTTGGATCATAATATTTCTATATCAATTACATTTAATCTCGTTGACAATTTATTAAAAGAAGATGATTTAACTACGATAACGTTAAATGCATCTAATAATCAAATAACGATATCGGATTCTGCTACAAATGGAAACTAAAAAAGATATATCATATTTAGGTAAAGATTTTAATCAATTTCGAAAGAATCTGATTGACTTTACTAAACAATATTTTCCACAAACATATACTGATTTTAATGAATCATCGCCTGGTATGATTTTCTTAGAATTAGCTTCATATGTGGGAGATGTATTATCATATTATGCTGATAATAATTTAAGAGAATCATTTTTAGAGCAAGCATCGGAAAGAACTAATATATATGATTTAGCAAAATCTTTAGGATATGTTCCTAATAATGTTGTTCCTGCATATGTTACTTTAGATATTTTTCAATTGCTCCCAGCAACAGGGACTGGAGTTAACGTACAACCAGACTATAGTTATGCACTGTCAATCAAACCAGGAATGCGTATTAAACAAAACAATGGTTCTGCGATATTCCGTACATTAGACAGTGTAGATTTTGAATTTTCATCATCATATGATACAACTGAAGTTACTGTGTATGAAAGTGATGAAGTAACAAAATTACCTACATATTATTTATTAAAAAAACAAGTACGTGCTGTATCTGGCGATGTAAAAGTTGGTTCATTTGATTTTACAACTCCAATTGCATATGATAAAATTATACTTCCAGAAAGTAATATTATTGAAGTATTATCCGTTGTAGAGTCAGATGGGGATAACTGGTATCAAGTTCCATATTTAGCACAAGATACAATATTTGAAGACGTACCTAATTTAGCAGAAAATGACCCGGATTTATCTGTATATCGGTCATCAGTTCCTAGTTTATTAAAACTTAGAAAAACAGCTAAACGATTTATTACTAGATTACGTAGTGATAATCGTTTGGAAATACAATTTGGCGCCGGGATATCGGATAATAACGATGAAGAAATAATACCTAATCCTACAAATGTAGGAAATGGATTAAGTTCATTTAGAAGATCTGTTGATATTGATATAGATCCATCGAACTTTTTATATACTAGAACATATGGACAATCTCCATCTAATACGACATTAACAGTTACATATACTATAGGAAATGGTATTATAGACAACGTGCCAGCAAATACGTTAACAGATATTAGTTTTTTAGAATATAATGATGATGTCAATGCTACTACAAATGCCGGATTAGTTAATTTTGTTAAATCTACAGTTGCAGTAAATAATCCTAGTCCAGCCGCCGGAGCTAAAACAGCAGATACAATACAAGATATAAAAAACAATGCTTTAGCTAATTTTGCTACTCAAAACCGTTTAGTAACAAGAGAAGATTATATTATACGTGCATATTCATTGCCAGCAAAGTATGGAAGTGTATCAAAAGCATATATTGTTCCAGATGATCAAATATCACAACAAGATTACGAAGAATCTAGAATACCTAATCCATTAGCAATGAACATGTATGTGTTAGGATTTAATGATTCTAAACAACTAGTAGCATTAAATCAGGCTATAAAAGAAAACTTAAAAACATATTTAGGATATTATAGAATTTTAACAGATGCTGTTAATATTAAAGATGCTTTTATTATTAATATAGGAGTTGATTTTGAAATTTCAGTGTTACCTAATTATAATAGTAATGAAGTTTTATTAAATTGTATTAATGTATTAAAATCATTTTTCGATGTCGACAGATGGCAAATTAATCAACCTATAATAAAATCTGATATTACTACTACAATATCTAATGTAAAAGGCGTACAATCTGTTATCGGAATAACTTTAAAAAATTTATATGATACAGATTTTGGATATTCTGGTAACATATATGATTTAACTACGGCAACAAAAAATGGAGTAATTTATCCATCTTTAGATCCAAGCATATTTGAAATTAAATTTCCGACTCGCGATATAAAAGGCCGAGTAGTAAATTATTAAAGGTAATCAATGTTTAGAATATTTTATGCCGAAAAAGATGCAACATTATACGAAGCATATCCTGATTATAATACCGGATTAGATGAAGTATTAGAAATAGGAAAACGTTTAGGAACAGACGGAGCTACGTTATTAAAGTCTAGGGCTGTTATACAATTTGATATGACAGAGATTTCTGCATCTCTTTCAAAGTATAGTAAAACGGTTAATGACTGTAAATTCATAATGCAGTTATATACATCTCATGCAAAAAATTTACCATCCGACTATGCGATATATGCAAAATTAGTAGGTGAAAATTGGATAAATGGTACTGGGTATCTATCTAGTTTAACAACAGATGGAGTTGCCTGGAGTGGTTCGCAATCTGGATCTGCTTGGATATCATCAAGTCAGCAAATACAAGTAGGAAGTAGTACATTATATATTTCTGGAAGTGGTGCTGGAGGATCGTGGTTATATCAGTCAGCATCTGCAGGAAGTACTGCTGGATTAATATCATCTGAATCATTTTCGTATCGGGTTACTGATATTAATATGAATGTTACAGATGCAATTAAAATTTGGTTAAGTGGTAGTGGCGGTGCTTCAATTCCAAATTATGGATTTTTATTACAATTTGCAGATTCTGATGAAGCAAATACTTCTAAAGCTGGGTATGTAAGATATTTTAGTAGAGATACTCATACTATATATGTTCCTAAAATTATAATGTACTGGGATAACAGTGCATTTACAACAGGATCGTTAACAGCCGCTGATACTGAATCATATACAATATATACACAAGTAAAACCTGAATATAAAGATACTGAGGTTGCTAAAATTAGAATTTATGCTCGAGATAAATATCCTAGAAAATCGCCGACAAATTTATTTCCAATTGAAACAGTAAAATATTTACCAACTACTTCTTATTATGCTGTATTCGATGCACATACAGATGAAGCCATAATTCCGTACGATAATATTTATAACAAAGTTAGTTGTGATAGTACTAGCAATTATATTTACATCGACATGAATAGTTTTATGCCAGAACGTTATTATCGTTTAGAATTTAAAATTGTAGATGGAATTACGGAACAGTACATCGATAACGACATTTATTTTAAAGTAGTTAGATAATGGCAAATCGAATATCTATAAATAATGAAAATATACCAGTAACAACGGATACTAATAGTATATCTCGTACTTTTATACCTACGAGATTAGATCCAGTTGAACAACAAATACAATCAAAATATAGATCTGAAGGATTAACTTATATATCTAATAACAATGATATCGTTCCTAGAGATACTGCTGGAAATATATCATTAACTGAAAATTCAGAAACAAATCCGTTATTAATAATTGACCCAGTAACTGAAAAAATTACTACAACTTCCATGTTACGGGTATTAAATACTAGATTTCAATATTATAAATTCCCGGTACAAGTATTAGCATCCGGAAGTTTAGACTTAAATGTAGATCTAAATCTAAATCAAGATCCTATATATGCTCGATATAAACCTAGTGAAAATCGAGAAATTTCTTCTGTTGGAATTGCATCCGGAATACTAATAGATGAAATTGTAGAGGGATTATCACAGCAACAATCTAATGCTTATTACATATCTAAAGATTTAAAAAATTCTGGGGCATCCTTACGATTCAGAGTTAAATTACAACATCGTTACGATGGCGAAGGATTAGGGTCTGCATATTTTTATATTTCAAGAACTGGTCCAGAAAAAGATTTAAACCGAGAGTATTTAGGTCCATTTGCATCATCAATTGAAATTAATCCATATGAAGAATCATTAATTGGTACGCCAACGGATCCGGGTTTAATTAATACTATTATTGCAAATATATCATCTTGGATATCGTTAACTATTAACACCGCAGCAGAATTTTCTGATACTGAAACTATTAACTGGTTTAACTATGTACAATCATTAGTTCCGCCACTAGACCAAACACAGATAGGAACTAGAATTCCAGTACAACTTCGGTCTGCATTAAACAGTATAAACAGTGATTATGTATTTACGCAATTAGAAAAAAATCAAATTGATTCTTTATTATCATTTTATGATGCAACAGTTCGACAGTCTGATGCTATAGGTATTGGATTTGGATTAATAAACCAATATGAAATACAAAATACATATATCGATGTTATTATTCCAAACTCGGAATTTGAATATGGAGATTTATTTGGTATAAATGCAGTAGCAGGACAAACAGGTCATACAATTAACGCAGAACAAACATATTGGGTAATTACTGATTCAGGTAAAGCTGTAGATTTATGGAATCAACCAATAACGGCATAGTATGTTAACACAATATAAAAATATCGAACAAATTCGTAACGCGTCTAAGTCTATTACGGCTGATCGAATAGATAAAACTAAATCTGAATTTTTTAGTTATGATGTATTACGAACCGCACCCGTACCTGATATTTTAAAACAAACTGATTTCAATCGAATTGAATTTCATGTATATTCTGGTGATACCTGGATAACTGGAAATCACTCAATTCAGCTTCAAAATAAAATTCCGCAGTATATTGATTCATCGACTAATGGAATTATAAAATTTCCTGGCGAACCGGTTGCGATTAATTTATATGAGGAGTTTGATCGTTTAAAATTAACGGCTGGTAATTTTAAATTTGTTATTAACTTTTTTAAAAATTTAATAGGTAATTACGAACGTCAACATTTAAGAATTGATGAAATATCACCGGATCGTACAGAAATACGTTTACGCGCAATCGATAATGATGATCCAGAGTTCTTGCGTCAGATTACGAATTTTATTTCTACAGTTAATCATACTACTACTAGATTTTATAAATCATATGTTTTAAATTTTAGTAGAAATCAAACAGCATTATTTGTAAATAGTGTTGTATTTGGTGATTATGTATATGTTAAATTGTATGAACCACTCCCAGAAAATATTGATATAGATTTTAAATGTTGGGTAGTTGAAGAATTAAAATCGCCATATGTAGATAAAGTATCAATTACACCACAATCGGTACAGAAAAAATTTAAAAAACTAGGTAATCCGAATTGGTATGCAAATTCTATATATAATACATCAGCTGAAACTGGTTTACAAGCATGGACTGATTTATTAGGTTCATCTGTACAAACATCACAACAAATTGTAGATGCATATTTTTCTGGAAGTTTAAGTGGGGTTAAATTAAATATTGATTACGCTGATTTTAATAATTTTGTTTTTTATAGTTCAGCCACTGAACGATTAGATAATTTCAAATATAAATTAGAACTTATTGAATATTATACATCGCAAAGTGCTGTAGTATCACAACTCTCTGGAAGTGTTGCTACTACCAATGTAGCTGATTATAATACTAGTAAAACTAATTTAATTGGTGGATTCGATGGATTTGAACAGTATTTATACTATCAGTCTTCATCAAAAATAACTACATATGAAGCTCCATTAGAATTTCCAACAGTAAGTAGTGTAACGGGTAGTTATATAAAACCAGCACCTAAAACAAATTCATCAATACCATATACTTTAGCATCTACAACATCAAGTCAATTTATTACTTGGTATGAAAATACATATGCATCTGCGTCATTGTATGACACATTGAATGTTAATTCATTATCTTTTTTGATACCTGAATTTATTAAATTAGATACAAATAATGACGGTATAACAACATTTGTTAACATGTTAGGTCATCATTTTGATATACTTTATACATATATCAATCATATGACTAAAATACATAAACGAGAAGAAAATCCTAAGTTAGGAATGCCAAATGAATTGTTATATTCTGTAGCTAAACAGTTTGGTTGGAATTTAACAGATGGTAATCAAGGTCAAAAGCTTTGGGAATATGTATTAGGAACCAGTGAATCAGGTATTCCACTTACAGGATCTAATACGGTAGGAGATCCATCAGTACCAGGTCGAGATATGACATACGCAGTATGGCGTCGTATTGTTAATAACTTGCCTTTGCTTTTAAAATCTAAAGGAACTAAACGTAGTATTCAAGCACTATTATCATGTTATGGAATACCGCAATCGTTAATATCAATTAATGAATATGGAGGACCTCGTTTAGATAGAGTTCCGGTTTATGAAAAATTAAATTTTGATTATGCATTAGATTTAATCGGAAATACATCCGGTAATGTAACTATAAATTATTCGCAATCAATTAATACTGTAGAACTTAGATTTCGCACAGATAATGTTATAACTAATCCAACAATGTCAGGAACTATGAATCTATTTAATATAGGTTCAAATGCGGTTACTATAGATTATACAAGTGGAACATTAGGTACTATATTAATTAATGGCACTGGTTCTGCTAATATAGAAATGTTTGATGGCGGATGGTTAACTGCAATGCTAAGAACTACCGGTTCTAAATTAGAAGTAGTAGCTAAACGATCAAAATATGGTAAAATAGTAGCTGAAGTGTCTGCATCGGCGACAGCATCTTTTAATTATTCTGGATCTGTAGTGTTAGGTGGAACGAGTACAGGCGCTACTAGATTAGAAGGACAACTGCAGGAAATAAGATTATGGTCAAGTAGTTTATCATCATCTGTATTTAATAATCACGTTAAAGCTCCAGCTGCCTATAATGGAAATACAAATGCATACGATGAATTAGTATTTAGATTACCATTAACGCAAAAAATTAATCATACATTAACTAGTTCATTATCTGGAGTTCAACCGGTATCCTCGTCACTATCAGCTTCGTTTGCATCTTGGTCTACATCAACCCCATATGATTCTATAGAAGAAATATATTATTACGATGCTCCTAGTTTAGGTGCTGGTACATTTGATGATAATAAAGTTAGAATTGAATCTAATGAATTAATCGGTACATTAGATATTAAAACTAGGGCCGAACGAAGTCAGTTTGATAAAGCTCCATTAGACAGCAAAAAAATTGGAGTATATTTTTCTCCACAAACAATGATTGATGAAGATATCATTGCACAATATGGATATGTTAGTTTAGATGAATATATAGGCGATCCAGGAGAAACAGATTCCAAATCATATCCAAAATTAATTCAAAAGGCTCAAGAATATTGGAAAAAATATTCAACAAGAAATGATATTAATGCATATATAAAAGTATTTTCTATATATGATTTATCATTTTTTAAACAATTAGAACAATTATTACCGGCTCGTGCCGATAAATTAACTGGAGTTTTAATTCAGCCAAATCTATTCGAGCGTAGCAAAGATAAAATTTTACCTGGTATTGAACGATTAGATTGCAGTTATTCAGCTAGTTTAACAGATACTATTGTTACCGCATCTGGTGATTATCTAGCTTATACTGGAAGCATTGATGGAAGAATTGTAGATATATCTGGAATCGATGATGATCAACTTCAGATGTATTTAACCGCATCGCAATCTGAAAAATATGATGGTACTATATATTCAAATGAATATTTATTAAGATCTGGAAGTACATGGATTACTGCATCAACACCATATTGGATAAGTGAAGCAACAGGTCCTACCATTATAACAAGTGTTAAATCAGAATACCGTTATGAGTCTGGATCCGTTGAATTTGTTGTTGAAAATGCAGTTGGAACGGTATATGGTGTAGGTACTTATGGAATTGGTACTTATGCAACATTTACATATGGGTTATCTGGAAGTTTTGCACAAGTACAAGACTATATTCCAACAGGTATTGCAAATCATAGATTCATTGGTGCAAAATTAACATCGCCAGGATTTAATATTAATTCTACACAAACTGTAGATGGCGGACCGGTTGTCGAATGGCGCACTACAAATCCAAATCAATTGTTATATCAAACTAATGGTGATCAAGGATCATTTGTATTAGTTTAATCAAAAGTATTGATATGTATATTTATATAAAATAAGGTTAAAACGGTATGGGATACTTAGATAATTCAAGCGTAACGGTTGACGCTATATTAACATTGAAAGGCCGAGAATTGTTAGCAAAAGGCGGAAATGCATTTAATATTACACAATTTGCGGTAGGGGATGATGAAATTGATTATTCATTGTGGAATCCAGATCATCCATTAGGAACTGCATATTATGGAACTATAATAGAAAATATGCCAGTAACAGAAGCAATTCCAGATGAAACACAAGCATTGAAGTATAAACTTATTACATTGCCTAAACAAACAACAAATATTCCGGTTGTAACTGTTGGTAATACAAATATTACTTTGTTAGCACCCGGGGATTCTGCAGTTATTGCTCCAAACACAAGCAATTTCCAAGGCGGTAATGCAAACCTAGGATATACTGCAATTTTGTCTGATTCTACGATTGCAGATATTCAAGTAACAAGAGCATTGCAAAATTCAGTGCTTCCAACTACTCCTAGATTTATTGGAGATAATGAAGATGCACAGAGTGTTGCCGTTGCAGGATTTGAATTCCGTATTGTTGCTAAGACGCAATTAATTGAAGATAAAACTGCTACTATTACAATCATTGCAAATGAAACTGGTGGTAGTGTTACTATTAATTTAACAGTTAATAAAGCAACTACTGCTACTATTTAATAGGCATAAAATTATGAACAACCAAACATTGATTAAACGTTTAAAACAGCAACCTAAACAAGGTCAAGATCCAACGAGGCGAGGTGCAGCCGCGGCTACTACTAACGTAACAAATACTGTTCCTATTCCGAGACAAACTTCAGCAATTAATGAACAAGTACAACAACTAGCTCAGCAGTTAGCAAATCAAATGGTTGCTGAAATGCAACAAAGTCAAATTACTGCTAGAAACGGTCGTGTATATACTAAATTTGATATAGTTAATGATATTATATCAAATCAAACAGAAGTTGTAACAGCGGGACTTTGGAGTGATAACGTAGCAAGTTTAACTACATACTTTACCGCATCTACACAAACTACTACTCAAAGAAGGTATTATGTAGATGTGTATCAAGACACACCAACAGCAGATGGTGCAGCAGTACAATATTCTTTAGCTTTTGGACACGCATTAGGAAGTGGATCTGATTCACAAGGTCAACTTAATGATTCTCCTAGTAAAGCAGTTTATTCGCAGTATCGTCAGTTGTTACTTAATCCTACCGATACTAGATTTACCACAGCCGGATCTGGAAGTACAGATTATATCTATGTAGTTAATTTTAAAAGAAATCGTTTAAAAGAACGTTTAGATGCTGGAAATTTTGAATTGCCATTGCGATTAATTTCTGGTTCTAGGCCTACTAACGCAACAGGTAGTGTTAATGTTTCTGGTTCAACGATTGTAACACTTATTGACGATTCAAGCATTGCAGATCCTACTTTTAAAGGAGCTGGCAAAGTTTATAATATCGTGTCTGGATCTATTGATGCCGGTGTATTTAATGCATCAGCACCAGTATATTATGGATTAGCTTATCCAGATTATGGTACTTTAGTATTAGATGGAAAAATGTTAGATCAACAACTAAATTTCCAAACTAATACCGGTTCTAGTTCAGAAGGTAATAATCACTTTGCATTGTTCCATTCTATTTCTGGTTCAGCATTATTAACAAATCCAGCAACTACAGATCCATACGGGTTCCAAGCACGTAATTCAGAAAAAGTTACTAGCACGCATTATTTTGTAAGAATTAAAAATGCTGAGTATAACTTTTCAAATAATCCATCATATGTAACTGGAAGTGTTGGTCAAATATCACAAACAACGTTTATTGGCGATCCTAAGACATATATCACAACCGTTGGATTATATAATGATCGTCAAGAATTATTAGCGGTTGCTAAACTTAGTAAACCATTACTAAAATCATTCCAGCGTGAAGCTCTTATACGAGTTAAATTAGATTTCTAAAATAATCAGATTTAAGCCCTGTTATATTTATTATAAATGTAGCAGGGTTTTTACTGAATATGGCAGAATCTAGATTAATAATAAATGACCAAGACACGTATCAAGGAATATATCCAACTGTTTTTAAAAAAGTTGATATATCCGATGTAATGATAAATTCATTCCCGGCTTATAAATCTTGGACTTTTTTATCTGGAAGTGTTACGAGTAGCTGTTTGCCGTTAATAGGAATTTATACAGATACTACATATCTACCAGCAATTGGATCTGAATTAACATTTAATGATATAAAAAATATTGATAATAGTTTACAATCAGTTACTTATTTTTCTATTAATCATTTGTTTTATAAATGGAAATCTCAACCATTAAATACATTTGGTCCAACTGACACTAATCGAACAAAAAAATATTTATATCAATCTGCATCTATTTTATCAATCCCACAAGTTCGTATCGGAGAAAGTATAAAACCAGCGTCATTTACATATACCGGATCTGTTACATTAGCATCAGACCGTTATGGAAATTTATATGATGTTGCGTTTAATACTGCATCAATTATTTCCGATGTAAAATGGTATGAAGGATTTAATGAATATTTTGATACGTCTAGAATTTCATATGATTATCAAAACATAACATTTATTCCTGGGATACCGACATCTAACGGTTCCCAACTACCAATTGGGTATGCAGCTAAATTCAATGGTGATGGTTATTTACATAATTTTGTTAAAGGATATTACGATCGCGATCATGATTATTCAATATCATTTTATATTTCAGCTTCCAATACAGGAACATCCAATCAATTAATATTAGCAAAAGCATCTAGTAGTTTATCACCGACATATCCATTTAAAATTGAATTAAGTGGAAGTAAACAATTGATATTTACTGCCGCGGGAAGTACACAATTTTATACTTCAATAACATCTTCTTTAATATTAACCGGATCGTGGAATCATGTAGTTTGTCAAAAAACTGGTAGTAATTTAGAAATGTATATAAATAACACATTGCATTCTTCTATATCTAGTACACTGCTTGTTAATACATTATCACCATTTACAGCATCATCTAGGATTGATAATACAGACAATGTGTTTATAGGTGGTTTTAGTAGCCAAAGCTCAAATCTATACGGGTTATTAGATGAAGTTAGAATATTTAATAAGTCGCTTACTACTAGCAATATAAGTGCGTTATATGACCGTACTGAAGGTGGCACTGTTTTACAAACTCAAAATGTTGGCAATGTTTTTAGTAAACAAGGATTAATTGTAGTTTCATCGCCAGACTATCGATATCACAATGTATTAACAACACCATATACTGCTAGTTATCGTAGCACTGTTACAATTCATGAATTAAGTGTAATTGCAAAATTAGATGCTGGTGATTTTAATATGTCAACAAATTTAACATTGACTAAAGATGATGATAATACGTATCAAAATTTTGTAACAGGCAGTGATTTTGCGCCATATATAACTACTATAGGATTATATGATGATGCTGGCCAATTATTAGCTATTGGTAAATTAGCTCAACCAATTCGGAAACGAGATGATGTAGATATGAATTTCTTAATTCGTTTAGATTTAGATAAAAATATCTCTTTTAAAGGATAGTATGATACGGCTTAAAAAATTATTACTAGAATTATCAGACAAAGATTTGAAACGTTTATTAAAAAAAATACAAGACAATCAGTTTAAATTTGTCGGGCAAGGTGATAATGGCCGCGTATATGAAATTGACGGTGAAGACAAAGTTTTTAAAATAACAAGAGATGATCAAGAATTTGAAGTTGCTCAGAAAATTGAAGGTGAGTTAACTATATATACTACGTTCATTCCGGTATATTATACTGGAAAACATGATTCGCATAACATGATAATTATGTCAAAAGCAGATCCCGTGACGTCATCGCAAAAACAAATGATTGATCAATTCGTAGAACAATTTAAACAATATTCATACACAGAAGGTGGTGAAGTTTCTATATTTGATTTTTTAGATAGCGAACAACAAATAAATATACATCCTCTATTAGAAAACTTTTTACGTGCCTTACAAACCGATGTTAGAAAAACTAATATTGAAGAATTAGATTTAGATTTAGATTTTAAATCTGACAATGTAATGGATTGGAATGGCAAAATGGTAATGGTTGACTGGTGATACATATTTATATAAAAATTGGAATAAAATGAGTACACGTTTAGATCATGTAATACGAAAATATTTAACTGAACAGACCCGGCCGACGTATAAATATATGGCAAAAAAGCCAGATGCTGATAGTACGAACTTTATTAAAAATAAGATATGTCCCTTATTTAAAATTGATCCTAGTACCGTAGGGGTAGCATCTAGTCCAGATCCAAAAAAAACATGGCAACAAGGTCGTTTAGTTAGAATTGATGGTTTAGAATTTCAAATAAATCGACGTAACGCTATGCCAGCTGGACAAACAGATCCATTTTCAACTGCAGACTCATCGATAAAACAAGCAACTAAACTACGAACTTTATTACAAAGTTACATGAATACAGGTTTAGCTGGGGTTTGGCAGAAGGCAACTTCCACAGGCTGGTTTTGGTTTATTAGCACAGATCAAAATTTAGATAATAAAAAAGAATCTTTTAAAAAGAAAGATACTAGAACATTTGCAAAATATGTATACGTTTGCACGTATGTTAAATCTGATGTGTTTCCCCCGTCACTTTCATTGAAAATAACATCTGCTACTAAAGGATATATGTTTACACTGAATGATGGTGCATTAGTTTTTGATTTAGCTGAAATTGATGCAGCACAATGGAAAATAATGACACCAAAAACATATAGTGGAGATGATGCAGCACTTTTATCCTCTCCCGGTGTTCCTCAATCAATAATGAGTTTTGGTAATTATAATGCGGATGGAGTATCTGCATTAAATTATTATTTAGGTATATCTAATGAATTAGAATCTAATGCTGAATTTAAAGCGTTACAAGCAGATTTTCCAAAATATTTTATTTCGACAGCCGGTGCTGTAGAAGATGGTGAAACTAATCAATTACCAGACACATATACCTGCGTGCAGCAAGAATTTATACGTGTTTTACAAGATAAAGCTTCTAAAGCTGGGTATTCTATAAATGTTAATGGGCAATATGATATTGCAACAATTAATTATCTAAATGGCAGAAAAGATAAAAATAATAATGTATTACCATATTATAGATTTGATGATGCTGATATACCTTCTATTATAAACAAAATTCGTACTTGCCTAGGAAGTCAGCCAGCAGCAGTTACAAGCAGTGAAATACAAGTACCAGAAGGCGGATTTAAAAAGAATCAAACAAATGATCCAGACAATTTTGGTAAAGTTCAAGATTTACTATTAAATGCTTATATTGCATTAAATAAAAAGAATCCAGAATTTTTTCCATTAAATGCTAGTGAATATACAAACTTAAAAAATGCATTAGCTAAAACACCAAGTCCGCGCGGAGGATATGGAGATAGGACACAAGCATTAGCATTGTATATTGCAGACGGGATTCCAGACTTAAAAAATAATACTAAACTAAAAAATAATATTATAGATGCAGATGTAATACGAATATTAAAAAAGATAACAGATCCCACTGTAACTAAAACAATTAAAGACAATTAAATAAAAATTCTAGATATGAAAAAAATAATAATTAACGAACAAGGGGCTGGTGATAAATCGAATGATACTAAATCTGGCGATGAACTTATTATAGTCGATCCTAGAAAAAGTCGACAACCTGATAAGCCTGTTGTTAAAAAACCTAGTACCGGAAATAACAAAACTGATAAAGGGGCTGGTGATAAATCGAATGATACTAAATCTGGCGGTGAAGAAAAAAAGGATGAAGTACCAGTAAAGGGAAAAGTTAATCTATGTGATGCATTAGCAAAAAAGAAAGGTTTTAAATCAGAAAAAGAATTAGGTGCATCTGTTAGAAAAAATCCAACGTTATGGACTATATTATCTTCAGCGTATTATAAAAGTAACACGTTAAACTTATGTGCAGATTTTCTAGAAGAAATTGCAAACGAGACTACAGCGTCAAATATAAATGAATCATTGATACTTTCAAAGCTATCGGCATTTTTATCAAAAGGCTCTGTCGATGTTCGATGTAAATATCTAGATTGGGTAATCCGTATGCAAAATCCAGCATCTACTGTTTATAAAAATTTAACAAAATATCGTAAACAATATAACATATTATTTCAACTCGCCTCTGGCGGACGTACTGTTGATGCAATTTCATCGATACCAATACATTCAAGCATAAAAACATTAACTGATTTAGTTAATCCGGCTTCACAATTTGGAGACTGGTTAGATACGCATGATATACAGACAATGAGTAAATTTAAAGGGATTGTTGGAACTAATTTCAAATTTGAAAGAACTGGAGATGAATATAGTAAAATAACTTTTACTGCGCCTGTATCTACACAGACTTTACAAAAAATAGTTTTAACTATATATGAATATTTTCCTTGTTTAAGTGAATTTAAGAAATCATAAATTTGTTATGGTAAAAAATCATTGGCATGGAGCCGCGAATAGTAAACGAGCGACTGCATATAAATACGGTTACAAATCAGGATTGGAATTAACAGTAGCAGATCAAATTAAATCTACTGAATATCCTTTGAAATATGAAACTGAAACTATACATTATATAGTACCTGAACGAAAAGCAAAATATACTCCAGATTTTGTTTTTATTAAACGAGATGGTAGTTTTATGTTTGTAGAAACTAAAGGACGATGGACTAGTGCAGATCGTTTAAAAATGAAACACGTGCTAGCATCAAATCCTGGTGTCGATATACGAATAGTATTTCAATCACCTACACAAAAAATATCTAAATCTAGCAAAACTACTTATGAAGGGTATGCAAATAAACTAGGAATTACACACGTTGCAAAAAAAACAATTCCTGAAGAATGGCTTACTGAGTGTTTAAAGAACGGAGAAGAAGTAGTAAATGTAAAGAAATTTTTTACATAGGTTTGAATTGTGAAAAATATTTAATACATTCATGTAAATTAATGATATATTAATTAAATGATTGATTCAGTATTGAATCGATCGTTAGACCAGAAATGAAATGTATGTGTCTAACTAATATTATTAATATTATATAATATAATTGGATGTATACTATGAATTCATTATATTATAAGTAATGAAAAATCTGAAGTTATTACAATTATTAGAATCGGTTCTAGGTAAAGGAAAACCTACGTCTGGTGATAACATCGCATTTTTCTCTCCATTCGTTTCTCACTATAAACCTAAATTAGAAATTAACATACAAACTAATCACAATGGTGAAAACGTTTGGCATTGTTGGATATCTGATAAAAAAGGTCGTAGCATAACTACATTGTTCAGACAGCTTAACTTACCTAAAGAAAAGTTTGAGCAACTATCTAAAATAATTGAATCTTCGAAATACCGCAATGTAAAAACAGACGACGTTAAAGTTATATTACAACTGCCGGAAGAATATCGAGCACTTTGGATAAAAAAGAATACACCGGATTATAAAAATGCAATTCATTATTTAACTAATCGTGGTATTACTACATTTGATATTTTAAAGTATAGAATAGGATATTGTGAACAAGGAGAATATTCCGGCAAGATTATTATTCCTAGTTATGATGCCGATGGCCAACTGAATTATTTTGTAAGCCGAGCATTTTATCGAGCAGACACTCAAAAACACAAGAATCCAAAAATATCCAAAGACATCATTGGTTTTGATTTAACTATTAACTGGTCACAACCTATTGTGCTTTGCGAAGGTGCATTTGATGCAATTGCCGTTAAACGAAATGCAATACCGTTGTTTGGTAAAATCATACAACCTGCGTTGCAGAGAAAAATCATAGAAAAGCGAGTAAGAGACATTTATATTTGTTTGGATGCCGATGCATTACGTAAAGCAATACAAATTGCAGAACGTTTTATGGCAGAAGGATTAAATGTTTATTTTATAGAATTACAAGATAAAGATGCTGCGGATTTAGGTTTCGTAGAAATCAATAAAATCATACAAGATACCGACGTATTAACATTTGAACGGTTAATGCAACTTAAAATGGGACTCATATGGACATAAAAAAAATTGATGTTGGATTAGATTGGATTGATAGAATATATCATATATCCGATGTGCATATTCGTACATTGAAACGACACCGAGAATACAAACAAGTATTTGAAAATTTATTTGATCATATTGCATGTAACTGTACCGATAACAGCATAGCAGTAGTAACCGGAGATATTGTGCATAGCAAACTAGATATGTCTCCAGAGTTAATCAATATGCTTGTTAATTTCTTTGATGGCTTCATGATACCTACCGTTGTTATACTAGGCAATCATGACATGAACTTAAACAATATGCACAGAACCGATGCAATAAGTCCAATACTCAATGTAATCAAAAATCCTAATGTAATTTTTGTTCGGGAAAACGGATTGTTTGAAATTGCCGGAGTTGTGTTTAATCATATGGCTGTTGATGTTCCACCTTCTGAATATATTAGAGCAGAACAGTTTAAAGCTGCATATAAAATAGCATTGCATCATGGAGCTGTAAACACTGCAAAAACAGATATTGGATATCAAATTTCTAATGAGCATGTTGGCGTTGAATTGTTTGATGGACATGATATCACATTGTTGGGAGATATTCACAAACCAGCTCAATTCCTAAACGATGCGGGTACTGTTGCATACCCCGGAAGTCTTATTCAACAAAATCATGGAGAAGCATTAGATCATGGAATATTGGTATGGGACTTGCCAGATCGCCAAGCTGAATTTGTGCATATAGAAAATGATTATGGATATGTAACATTGGAATGTGAAGGAACTACCATAATTAAGGCTCCACACCGTATGCCAAAGAAACCTCGCATACGAATCAAATTCAATGATACATCTGCAGCAGATATGAAAAAACTTATCGCTGTTATACGTAAAAAATATGATGTACAGGATATAACTATTCAACGTAATGCTAATAACGTGTCTACCGAATCTACATCATCTTTTACTATAGGCAATGTTCGGGATGTTGAGTATCAAAACACATTAATTACTGACTATATTGCAACAAATTTTCCACAAGCAACTGCAGAAGAAACTGATGCTATACGACATATCAATCGCACAATTAATTCAAAATTACCTGCTGTTGAATCTGTACGACACATGACCTGGCATCCAATACGATTTGAATTTGATAACATGTTTTCATATGGGGAAAGTAACGTAATTAATTTTGAAAACTTGCAAGATGTATGTGGGTTATTTGCAGCAAACACTTCCGGTAAATCTTCTTTGCTAGATGCAATAACATATACTATTTTTGATAAGTGTAGTAAAACGGGTAAAGCACATGAAGTTTTAAACAATAAAAAATCTACATTTTGTGGTAAGTTTACCTTTGAAATGAATGGTATTACATATACAATTGAAAGAACAGGTATCAAACAAAAAAATGGCCACGTTAAAGTATTAGTAGATTTTTATACCGACACAGAAAATTTAAACGGCGAAGAACGAAGTGATACAAATAAATCAATTCGTAGGTATTTAGGAACTTATGATGATTTTATTTTAACGGCATTTTCATTACAAGCTGACAACAACAATTTCATAGAAAAATCTCAACGCGAACGAAAAGATTTACTTTCACAGTTTTTAGATATTACGGTGTTTGAACAACTATATCAATTAGCATCTGACGAAATAAAAGAAACTGCAGGGAAATTAAAAGAATACAAGAAAACAGATTTTGCAGATATTATTATACAAAATGATGCAGTTATATCGAGTAATCAAGATAACATAATAGAATTAGAACAGCAAGAAAATGAATTTCAAAATCATAGAAATATTGCTCAAGACAAAATTGTTACGTTGATTGAAACAAAATTACCTACCACATATAATGGGCCAGATATTACAAAATTATATAAACAAGAATCTGATTTAATTAAAAAAATTGATGAATTACAAACAGAGATTGAGCAATCAGAACAACTATTAGAAGAATTAAAAACACAAGATTCTACAATTAAAAAAGAAATACGTACATATGATGAAACTGGATTATTAGAACAACTAGACCAGTTAAAAATATTCAACGATAATCTTGAAAAAATTGAGAATGACATTAAAAAGCAACAAGGAGTTGTAAATGCAAAACAAGAAAAAATTAAGCATCTTGAATCTCATGAATATGATCCAAACTGCAAATACTGCACATCTAACATTTTTGTACAAAACGCAATTGAAGCGCAGAATACAATCAATCAGGATAGAGATGTATTAACAGATTTACAAAATGTTAAACAAGATATTTCATATGAAATTGCGTTATTGCAACAATATAAACAACGGTATTCTGAACTAACTACATTGAAAACTAATTTACAAAACAATCAGAGTGCAATTGAAAAATTAGAATTGCAACTTCAAATCATAGAAAATGAATTACAAACTAAAGAATCTGAATTAGAAACATGTTTAGAACGACAAGATTCATTTCATCAAAATGCAACTGCTATAATTCATAATCAACAAGTAGATTCAAAAATTACAACTTGTAAAAGCAACATTGAAACATACACAGAAAAAATAAAATCTATACAAGAAACTATTAAATCTTTGTTTGGGGCAATTGAAGTGGCAAAAACAAATAAAGCCGCGGCATTAACGCAGTTAGAATCTTATCGACAATTAGAAACGGAATATAAAGCCTTTGAATATTATTTACAAACAGTAAAACGAGATGGGATTCCATATGAATTAATTTCGAAGGCAATGCCAAAAATTGAAACTGAAATAAACAATGTATTAAATCAAGTAGTAGATTTTAATATGGTACTTCAAAGTGATGGTAAGAATATCAACGGATATATTATTTATGATGAAGATAACTTTTGGCCATTAGAATTAACAAGTGGAATGGAACGATTTATTTCATCATTAGCAATACGTATAGCACTTATCAATGTATCTGCATTACCTCGGCCTAATTTTATAGCAATCGACGAAGGTTGGGGTAGTTTAGATGCAGAACATATATCGTCTGTAGTAAACTTGTTTGATTACTTTAGAACTAAATTTGATTTTTCTATTATTATATCACACGTAGATTCGATGCGTGATATGGTTGACAATTTAATTGAAGTAAACAAGATAAACGGATATAGCCAGATTTCGCACAATTGATATTTATATAAAAAAGAATATCAGCGAATGAAACGCAAAGAAGCTGTCTATAAAGGTTTACAATACATTGACGTTTGGATAACGGATACAACGTTAACTTCACCAGATTATTTTCAGATATCTGAATTTCCAACTAGGTTAACCGCTGGTAAAAATTTATTCAAATTCCGCGGACATCCTACTAATTTAAGAGTTGGCTCATATCTAAACATTGAAGTATTAGATTATAACGGCGATCCTATTTATCATGAAGTTGTAAATTATATTGATGAAGACAAATCCAGAGTAATTGCAATTTACATTTATGAAGATACATCTCCTGGTGATTGTACAGTAACATTAACTGCAGAAGCTAATAATGTTCCAGAGGAATGGCGCGGTAAAGCAAATGTTAAATGGTCTCGTACAGTCCCAGTTAATCCTAATATTTCAAACGATTCAGAAATTATTTTTGAAACACTTCCTACTGTAACTATTACTGAACAAGTAGGAGTACAACTTAATCGAACATATACTAATAACACACAGTTTCCAATATATACTACCGGTAAAGTACGATATTTTTATTATAACGGTCAACCAGCTGTTGAGATATCCGGGGGGATGTTTACATCGGATATGTCTACTGGTACACTAACTGTATCAGCACCGGTAAATGCGACGCCTACACCCACATACATTATATCTAATACGGTTTATGCATCTAGTATTAAAAAGATATTAAGCAATACAACGGCATTATTAGACACGGAGTATATAGTGTATACCAGCCAAAGTATATCAGCTCATACCTATACTGCATTTGATTATTCTACATTTTCTTTAGCATATGAAGCATCTCCAGTATATACAGCTACACAAAACTCAGAATCATTTGCATTAATTCAAGTAGACGGACTGCAACCAGCAACTGGCGATGTATCTCGCGTTAAGACGTTTATGAGCAACAATGGTACTGTTGGCACTTGGGAATTAATTAATGATGTAGAATTAGATGAAACCGAAATATTCGTATCAAACACAGCATCATTATATCCAGATGAAAGTATTGGTATTTTTTACAGTCAAAGTGTAATAGATACATATTGGGAAACTTACGCATATCAAGGTAGAACTACATTAACTACACCGACATTATTATGGACTACCCAGTCTATTAACAATGCAATGTTAATATCAAGTAACATAAATACCGATGCACAAAACACTATTTTAATTGCACAGTATAAACCTGCATATAACGGTGTATTTATAGAAAACAGTTCATATAAAGTTACTTTTGATGCATTAGGTACTAGGTCCGGATCTGCAAATCCTAAATTATCTGTTTATATTTCCGGAAGTTCATTTGACTTTGATAGCACAGATTATTTTAATCAAGAATTTCCTAAACGATTAGGAAAACGAATTGGTGAGTTAGAAGTTGCAACAGACAATCAAAGATTTGATGATCAGGTATTTGAATTTGATGCCGACAAAACTGGTGCTGGAGTACTTATATTTGTAGTAGAATCTGGGGTTTGGCAAATTGCCGACATTCGAACTACATCAGACAATGAAATTGGATATACTCCAGATTATACTAGAATACGAAGTCTAGTACCAACTGCACATAAATCTGATAATCAACTTTCTTTTAAACTAGAATATTACAACGTTGCGGGTGAAAAAAGCAAACAAATAAGTTATGTGTACAACAAGAATTGGGAAGGCGGTAATCGTTATGTTGATGGCGATTATTCAATGCTCACTGGTTCTTTATATGTAGCTGATTCTTTAGAAAGCGGTGTAGCAATTAGTGGATATAAAAATACTGGATATATTAGATCATTAGGATACGACGGGTTTGCAGCTGGCTTTCCTGGATTTTTAATATGGTCAGGATCTGCATTATCTGGTTCTTCGGGTACTAAAGGAGGCGTACCATATAGTGGAGTTGGATTAGAATTATATGGTAATGCTAATAACTATTTTAGATATTCAACCAATCCATCTGAATTAGATGTTCATACAGAAACATTTTTCTTCGGAGATCCTACATCGCAATATATTTCAGGTAGTAATGGTAATTTAGAAATTTCGTCAAGTGGATTTTATTTAACAGCAAACGGAGATGTAACTGCATCTGCATTCTTAGCAGTAAATTCTGGTACTGTATTATTTGATTCTAACAATCAATTTGCAGATGGGCTAAATATAGGACGAGTAGTATATTTTGATCAATCAGAATTTTCATTTACAGGAAATATTGGATCAAATGGTACCGCTCAAACTGCATCTATATTCGAAACATTTATATTACCGGGAGAAACTAGAATGCAAGTTTCATTAACTACACAATATAATAACGCAGACATACTAAATAATAGAACTATTCTAGGACAATGGTATATACAGTCTGCTAGTAATATAAATTTATCACCGGCGAGTAATTTATATGACACATGGAGTACTCCAGTACCATTGAGTTCAACTGGAATAGGTATTTTATTTACTCCTGCTAACACTATCACAGGAAATTCTAGAACAATAGAAACAGTTGATGGGGTAACCGGTAAAACAAATTTTGCTAATCATCAAGGAAAATACGTAAGGATTTATATGATTGCAAATCATTTAAACCCCGGTAATGCTGGAAGTGTTTTAAAAATGAAAAGCTTTGTATATAGAACATCTCGTGTTGCTGGTAGTTCAACAGCATCATATAGCGGAGGACTACTGCCAGAATAATAATATTTATATAAAAGAAAATATATAATGGATAAAATAACAGTCTTATTTCCCGGAGGTTTTAAACCATTAACCGGAGCTCATTTAGAATTAGCAACCCGATATGCACAACATCCAGATGTACAACGTGTAATCATGTTGATTGGACCAAAAGATCGAGATGGTATTACACAACAAAAAACTATTGATATATTCAATTTAATTAATCGAGATGCTAAAATAGAAATGCGGCCTACACCATTTAATTCTCCTATCATGGCTGCTTATGAATATTTATTTGCATTGCCAGAAGATACTAAAGGTCGGTTTGCCATGGCAGCTTCTACTAAAGGAGATGATTATGTACGAGCAAAGGCATTCGTTCCTAATGTAGATAAATACATAACCATTGGTGATAAATCAGGACGAATGATTCCAACCGGAGTTAATGCTGTTGAATTGAATATAGATGTAGATCCATTGCTATATAAAAACGGAGATCCTATCTCAGCATCTACTATACGAGCTGCACTGCAACAAGATGAATATAAAACGTTTCGAGCTTCATATCCAAAACAAACAGAAGCTGAAGTTAAAAACATATGGCAGATACTAAAAGGAATACAAGAATCAAAAATGTTTTCTGTAGAATGGTGGAAACAACAGTTACGCGCTGATATTGAAATGTTTGAATCCATGATGTTTCCTAAAGAAAAAGAACGACACTCTGATAAAATAAAAAAACTTAGATCTTTCTTAGATTCAAATAACGGAAAATCATTTGTATATGATTTTGATAAATTTAAGAAAACAGTGTTTGGTGCAAAACTTTTAGAAAATGTTATCACAGAAAATTATATAACTAGAGAAGAACTATCTACTATTGAACAAGCAGTTGATGGGTTCTTTCGGGAATTTGGAATTGATGTAGATTTTCAAGGAAAGTTTACTCACTTCATTGAACGACTAAATGATCCTAGAAATGAAGCTCCTATATACACAGATGAATTAACTGAATTTTTTGAGGAACTTGCTGACGAATATGGAGATGATATTAGAAATCAAGTAGATCAGAATAAAAATACTGCAGTGGCATCTGATTATCAATTCGATGTTCCAATACATATGCCATTCATGTTAAGATGGGACGGCAAAAAAATCAGATTAATTCCTAGAACTATTAAAAAGCAACGACGGCGTTGGCAATCAAATGATCCAAGCGATGTAATATATACAATAGAATCATTAACCGAAAGTCAACGTAGATACGGAAGCATGATTATAGAAGGCGGTGCAGCAGGTCATATGGCACACCCTTGGGACGATCACGGACTATCTTTTAACGATATGAAAGAAATTGTAGCACGTGCGTTATCCGGTCGTTTAGATATAGAACAGGCAGTTACTGAAAAAACTGATGGACAGAATATATTTGTTACATGGAAAGATGGACAACCAGGATTTGCACGTAATAAAGGTACCGTTATTAATCCAATGACTCCAGAACAATTAGTTGCTGATTTTGAAAGAAAATATCAAGAATCAGTGCAAAAAAATGGAGCTGAATCTGCAGAAGGATATAAATTAGTTGTTGACGCATTTCGAGAAATGTCACAGGATGTTACTGCTGCATTATCTAAAATTGATTCGGCAAAACTCAATGAAATATTTAAAAATGGACGAGTATTTGCAAACATGGAAATAATTTATCCAGCAACACGCAACGTTATTGCATATGATAAAGCACATTTACAATTTCATAATCTTGTTGAATATGATGAAAAGGGCAATGTAATTCAAACAGATTTAACTGGCGGAGCATTAATGCAAACAGTTATACGGGATGCTAATGCACATATGCAAAACACATTTTCATTTATACCTCCACAACAAATTAAGTTAGGACGAGTTTATGATTTTGAAGATCAACAAGCAGCATTTTTCAATGAGATTGATCAGTTACAGGCAAAGTATAATTTGAAACCTACTGATTTAATCAGTGAATATCATAAAGCATGGTGGCGTGATACTATACGAAGTAAAGCTCAACAATTAAATTATGATATCCCGGAGAATATTTTAGATGCATTAATGTATCGTTGGTCATTTAATGATAAATCTACTAATATTGCTGCGTTAAAAAAACAAATTGATAATCCTGAATTTTTAAATTGGGTTACAGAATTTGACAAGAAAGATTTTAAATCATATAAAAAACAAAACTTAGAACCATTTGAATCTATTTTTTTAAGATTAGGAGTTGTTGTATTACAAAATGCATCTAATTATTTAGCAGCAAATCCAAATAAAACAGTTCAAACTATTAAATCAGAAATGGCAGAACTGATACGAGATTTACAAACAACTAGCAACCCAGACACTATTAAAAAATTAGAATTAGAGTTACAGCGTATACAAAAACTAGGAGGATTTGATGCAATCGTACCGTCTGAAGGAGTAGTATTTACATATCAAGGTAATACATATAAAATGACTGGCGCGTTTGCCCCGGTAAATCAGATTTTAGGAGTGTTAAAATACGCACGCTGATATTTATTATAAATAGTAGGATTTTTAACCATGGCTCAAAAACATAAAAGCAAATACAAAGCACCAAAAGATTTAGAAAAATCAAGAAAACTAACCCCTCGTAAAGATCTTAAAGATTACACGTTGGATGATAAAGATGGCGGATTGAATCCAAAATCTACTAAAGAAAAACAACTCAATGTTCTACGTAAAACTGATAAAGAAACAGTTGATACAGGTAAAATGGATGTTAAGTATGATGCTGACGACCGTCTTTATAAAAAACTAGAAGACGGTGATTATGATCCTAAAACTGCATCTAAAAGATTTAAAAATCGTTTAGACCAGGAAGAAAAAGATTCTAAAGATCAAATTAAAGATAAAATTGAAAACTTAACTAGAGAACAACGAGAACATTTAGTTAGACAATATATTCGTAAAAAAATTCAAAAAGTAATTTCCGAACAAGCAAAAGATGCTGCAGCTACAGAAGAGCCAGCTACCCCAGAAGCCAGCGCTACGCCTGAACCTGAAGCTGCCCCAGCTGGAGCAACTCCTCCTGAAGCAGGAGCTACACCACCAGCTGGCGGAACACCTCCAGCACCTGAAGCTGAAGCTACGCCTCCAGCAGAACCGACTGCACCAGCAGGTGGAACACCACCAGCACCAACGACTCCACCAGCTGGGGATGCTGCTAAACCAGGAGCTGAAGCTGGAAAAGAATCTGAAGAAGAGGAAGAAGAAAAATTAGATCCAGAAGCAAAGCAAGCACTAGATACAGATCGATTCATTAAAAGCATTAAAAAAATGACTGGTACTGTAGAAAAGGTTAAAGCAATTGCTAAGGTTGTAAAAGATGCTACCGATGATTTAGAATATGATGATTCTAAAAACTTTTATCAGATGCTTAGAACATATGCAATTAATAAACTAGAACGTTTAGGAAGCTCTGATAAAAAATCTAAAAAATAAAAAAAGTTATATGTCAAAAAAGTTACAAAACGTCAAAGCTATTCAACAAATGTTGGATGGTAAACACAAATTTCAAAATAAAAAATCTATAGGTTTCTCTGATGCTGAAGATGTTGCGAAGAAAAATGAAAAACATCAAGTAGGCGATATTTGGGAGGAAACCGATTCTGTCACCGGTGTTACATATATTATAGAACAGCGAGACGGGTTTCGTGTTAAAAAAACAAAATCAAGTGAAGTTTTACAAACAGTACGAGAAGAACTTCGATCCTTTCCAAACTGCCGTAAAGATACATGTACGTGTTTAGGTAAACATCCATTAGATATAAAGATGCAAAAAGTGCACGGAATGTGTTTTGATTGCGTAATCGAAATGGAACATGATCTAAAAAAAGAAGGCAAGTATGAGGAATATGAACAAAATAAAATTCGAGAAAATGCACTTGCATGGTTACGTTCCGCGGAACAAGATGTTAACATGTTAAAACAAGCATATACAGAAGCTTCTAAATTTGTTACTAATTCAGATGGAGAAACAGAAACTTGGACCGCAAAAATGACACCGGAAGAATTTCAAGAAAAGATAGAAGAACAATTCCAAGTATTTAAAGAAAATTTTTTAAACCGATTAAATGGAGAAACAGAATCAGATGCAAACAATTAAGAAATATTGGATATGGATTGTAGCTTTTATAGGTACAATTGTAGGAGTTTTATTTTTATCAAAAAAATACAATCAAAAACAAATTGATAAAACTGACAAACAAATTGATGATAATAATAAAAAAATTAGTAATCTAGATGGTAAGATTGATGCAATCGAAGATCAGAAACAAGATGCTAAACAAGCAGCAGAACAAATTCAAGATCAAATTGATGATTTAAAAGATAAACGAGATGATATCAATCCTACGGTTGTTGAAGATACTGCTCAATTAAAACAAGACATTATAGCTAAAACTAAACGCCGGGGTCGCAAACCAAAAGGTCAATCATGAAAAAACTATTAGTTATATTATTATTACCATTAACTTGTTTTTCACAAACAGTACCAGATACATGTTTTACAAAACAAGAAATGCAAGACATTTTATTTACAATTGATTCGTTGTATGAATTAGATGATATTAATCAACAAATCATTTCTAAGCAAGAGTCATTAGTAAAAGAATTAAATTTTGTAATTCGTTTAGATTCTATACAAACGGCATATCGAATTGAACAAACAAAACTTTTACAAACAAACATCAATTTGTATGTAGAACGAGAAAAACGTTTAAAACCAAAATGGTATGATAACAAAGCAATTTGGTTTGGAAGTGGAATTTTAACTACGTTGTTTACTGGAGCAATTATCAGTGAATATTTAAAATAAATGGCTCAACCAACTAACATAAAGCAAATAATACAACAGCAGTACATGATGTGTGCTAAAGATCCTGTGTTCTTTATGCGTAACTATTGTTATATACAACATCCAAAGCGTGGTAAAATTAAATTTAATCTATACGATTTTCAAGAAAAATCATTAAGCGAATTACGAGATAACAGATACAATGTTATACTTAAGTCTCGACAGTTAGGCATTTCAACTCTATCCGCCGGATTTGCTCTATGGAGTATGTTGTTTGCAGAAGACTTCAATGTATTAGTTATTGCAACAACTCAGGAAGTTGCAAAAAACTTAGTTACAAAAGTACGGGTAATGCATGAAAATTTACCTAGTTGGCTAAAAGGTACGGTTGAAGCGGATAATAAATTATCATTAAAATTTAAAAATGGTTCACAAATTAAAGCAGTATCATCAGCAACTACAGGAGCCCGTTCGGAAGCATTGTCATTGTTAATTGTGGATGAGGCTGCATTTATTCGAAACATTGAAGAAATATGGATAGCATCTCAAGCAACATTATCAACAGGTGGTGGTGCTATTGTGTTATCTACTCCTAATGGTGTTGGTAACTGGTTTCATCAAACATGGGCCGATGCTGAAGCTAATATTAACGGATTCCATACAATTAAATTGCATTGGACCGTACATCCCGAACGCGATCAACAATGGCGTAATGAACAAACACAATTATTAGGCGAACGTGGAGCTGCACAAGAATGTGATTGTGACTTTATTAGTTCGGGACATACTGTAGTAGACGGTGGATTGCTTTTAGAATATGATGAAAAATGTGCAGATCCTATCGAAAAAAGAGGATTTGATCACGGATATTGGATTTGGGAATATCCAGATTATTCTAAAGATTATATAGTAGTAGCAGACGTCGCTCGGGGTGATTCTACAGACTTTTCAGCATTTCATGTTTTTGAGGTAGAATCTGTAACACAAGTAGCAGAATATAAAGGAAAGCTTCCTCCTAATGATTTCGGAAACATGTTAGTTACAGTCGCATCCGAATGGAATAATGCATTACTAGCAATAGAAAATGCAAATATTGGATGGGCTGCAATACAGCCAGCAATAGATAGAGGATACCAAAATTTACATTATACATATCGTGATGATGGGTACACTGATGAATCAGTTCAACTCAAAAAAGGTTATGATATGAAAGATAAATCACAAATGGTCCCGGGTGTCTCTACAACGACAAGAACACGTCCATTAATGATATCTGCATTAGAAATGTATATGCGGCAAAAAACACCTACTATTCGTAGTAAAAGACTAATACAAGAACTATTTGTTTTTGTTTGGCTAAATGGTAAAGCTCAAGCACAACAAGGATATAACGATGACTTAGTAATGTCATTTGCGATTTCATTGTGGCTACGAGATACAGCACTTCGATTACGGCAGCAAGGCATAGACTTAAATAAACGAGCACTATCACAATTTCAAAAAACAGCACCGGTAATTTTTACTAACAAACCCAATGCCCGGGATACGGGTTGGTCATGGGATACTGGTTTCGGCGATGAAAGTTTAACATGGTTAATTAAATAAACCATTGGTTCTACGGATAGTTATATTTATATTAAAAAAGAAATATGGCGTCATTAAGAAAACGTTTACAGAATTTATTTAGCACCAATGTAATCGTCAGAGCATACGGAAAAAATCAAGTACGTGTTGTTGATACAAACCGTTTACAAAGTGTTGGGAATCTAGCACAAAGTAAAGTTGCTGACAGATATACTAGATTGCATGGTGCAAACAAACAGCGTGTCGGCGGAATGGGCGGCTACGATTCAAACTACTATATGCATCAAAATCGTATGCAATTATATGCAGATTACGAAATGATGGATAAAGACCCTCTAATTCATTCTGCGTTAGATATATACTCAGATGAATCTACATTAGCTGATCAATTTGGTGAAATCTTAACAATTAAAACTAATAAAACAAACATACAAAAAATACTTTATAATTTGTTTTATGATGTTTTAAACATAGAATTTAATCTATGGGCATGGATTCGTAATGTAACCAAATATGGTGATTTTTTCTTAAAATTAGATATTGCCGATGAATATGGCGTAATTAACGTACGTCCATTTTCTAGTTATGAAATTGAACGTTGGGAAGAATTTAATGAAGCAACTGGTGAATATGAAATTAAATTTAAACATGTAGCTTCAGAACAAATGTCATATGACACATTTGAAATTGCACATTTCCGTATGTTGTCAGATTCTAACTTTTTACCGTACGGTAGATCTATGTTAGAAGGGGCTCGTAAAGAATTTCAAAAACTAATGATGATGGAAGATGCAATGTTAATTCATCGTATCATGCGAGCTCCTGAAAAACGTATTTTTAAGATTGATA